TTACATAACATATTCATATTGCCACATAGAAACCTAGCGAAAGAAATAGCACTAATCCTTCATGGTGAAAACAATGGGTTATATAGACAGAAAGTCAGATAGTCCCGCAATGCAAGCCTATTACGACGGAACCGGCAAACATCCTGGCGGCAAACCTTCTTTATATAATCCAGAGATAAACAAGAGAGCCTTAGAGTACCTAAACAGTTACCAAGACAATGGCGACGTAATCCCTAGTATTGTAGGACTAGCGCAAGTTATTAATATCAGAAGAGAAACTTTACATGTATGGGCAAACCATGAAGACAAGAAAGAGTTTGCGAACATATTAAAGCAGATTGTAGAGAAACAAGAACAAGTTTTGCTTAATAAAGGGCTTACAGGTGACTTTAACAGCAATATTGCAAAGTTAGTGCTGGGGAAACATGGATATCATGATAAACAAGAACTTAGCGCACAAATTGAGACTAAAAAAGTGGGCGACAATGAGCTTGCACGGCGTTTAGCTTATGTTTTGGCTAAGGGCGTTACTGTAGAACATGAGGATTAGAGCTGTTTTAAGCGGTCGTAAATCCAATGTATAGCAAGACAAGGGGCGGTACGTTAAAACGCCTAATATCAGATTAGAAGCGGTCAGTACGGGGTATTGGGGTTCTGATATAGCGGTATTAAATGTATATGGCCATAATCAGCAGTAATTAGCTTGGTAACGATTGTAAGCGGTTCTGGCAATAGCAGGCTAAATGCCACGTAAGTCGTTGATTTATGCCCATAGTGCCAGAATACACGGGTTTATACCTTGAATATCCCTTAAATAACCACGTAAGTTATTGATAATTGGTTGACGCGCAGTTAAAACAGGGAGATAACAGGCTTAAATCACTAATTAACCAGGATAACAGCCAGTAATCACGCGAACCGCCAAAATAAAAGCCTTATAAATCAATGCTAAGTGCCGAGAATCACGGGGTTATACATAACTTAATGTTATAGCCAGTAATCACGGTATACACGACAAACAAGCCATAACAGCATAAACGGCAAGTTATCGCATATTATTAGCGGGTTAATAACCTGGCATATAATAGCGATATACCCTGAAATACCCCATAGTAAGACAAGGGCCAATGCCTTTAAACGCCTGATATCGGCTCTCATGCGGTCATATTCGTGCGATTATGGGTGAATGCGGTATATATTGAGGTGTCAACGGCTTGTAAGCCCCTGTATCAAGTCATAAAATAAATGTTCGCGCCTTGTTTCTGAGTTGTCGCGGGAGGCATGGGGGGGGGAGATCGAGCCTAGTCTGTCTGTATGTATATGTCCTCCCCATATATATTTCAAAATATCAATTAACCCTACAAAGAATATGTTATATATATGAATAATTTAGAAGACTACGTTTCTGCTCTGAGCGGTCTTTCTGAGAAGGACAAGAAGGATATATTAAGTCAGACTGAGGGTGAGATATGGATACCTAACCCTGGCCCTCAGACTGCGGCATATTTTTCCAAGGCTGATATATTGCTTTATGGTGGTCAGGGTGGTGGTGGTAAGAGTGATCTTCTTGCTGGTATGGCATTGACGCAGCATAAGAGGTCGTTGTTGCTCAGGTATCAGTATACTGATTTGGGTGCGATGATGGAGCGCACTGTTGAGATTGCGGGGTCTCGGAAGGGTTTGAATTCACAGCCGCCAGCGCAGTTGAAATATGACGGTCGAATAATTGATTTTGGTTCTTCTTCGAATATGGAGAAGGCTCAGACGTGGCAGGGTAATCCGCATGATCTTATTGGGGTTGACGAGGCGTGTCAGTTTCAAGAGGCGGTAATTCGTTTTATATTGGGTTGGAATCGTGCTGCTGATGATACGTTGGATTCCAAGTCGTCTCAGAGAGTTCGAGCTATTTTGGCATCTAATCCGCCGCTGGCCTCTGAGGGTGAGTGGATTATCGGGATGTTTCGTCCGTGGTTAGACCCAACGCACGCTAATCCTGCTGCTGACGGAGAGCTGAGGTGGTATGTCATTGACCCTGACGGGAAGGATGTTGAGGTTGATGGTGAGGATGATGTTCGCGAGTACGGTGGTACTGAGTATCTTCCGAAGTCACGCACATTTATTTCGGCGTCATTGGTTGATAATCCGTTTTTAGTTGATACGGGATATCAGTCTACGTTGGATGCTTTGCCGGAGCCGATGCGTTCTGCGATTCGTGATGGTAATTTCATGGCGGCGCGTGAGGATGATGAGTGGCAGGTTATCCCGACGAACTGGATTTTGAAGGCTAATGAGCGGTGGAAGGCTGGTAAGGGTGAAAATGCGATGACGGCTTTGGGGCTGGATATTGCGAGAGGTGGTCGAGACCAGACTGTCTTAGCCCCCAGGTATGGGTTGTGGTTTGATCGTTTAAAATGTATTCCAGGCAGAGACACCCCCGATGGCCCTTCAGTTGTTGGTCTGGTTGTTCAGCATATCAGGGATGGTGCTTGCATCAATCTTGATGCGATAGGGGTAGGGTCTAGTGTACAGGATCATATTAAGACAGCGGGGCTTGATCATGTGCCGATTAATTCTGCTGCGGGATCTGATCGAAATACGATAGATGGTAATTTTGGATTTTTAAATAAGCGCGCTGAAATGTGGTGGGGATTAAGAGAGGCGCTTGATCCTGATTACGGGATTGAAATAGCGTTACCGCCTGACCCTGCGCTACAGGTAGATCTGACGACCCCTCGATATGAGGTTCGTCCAGGCGAGATACCGAAGATTTTAGTTGAGAGTAAAAAAGACATTAAAAAGCGCCTTGGTCGGTCTACGGACAAAGGTGATGCGGTAGTTTACGCATGGTCTGCCGGAGATGTTGAGAGAATGAGAAGCCGTAAAAAGAAGAGAGCCAATGCCCCGACCAGAACAAACAGCCGATACAATCCTCATCGAGCCTTCTGATTCTGAGAAAGCTAATGGATGGACAAAAGAGACATTAACTAAATATTTAATGGAAAGAAACGCTATGCAGTCATTGAAGATTGACGTTCACAATCCCATGAGGCAAGTAAGGCCGTCAATTCAAAACCATAAGTACAGTCCTCACAGGTGGCGCAGATGAACGTAGGTGATAAGATTGAGTCTGCTATTTGGATGACAGGTGACGAACACCCTGCTATGCGTAGACAGTATGAGCTTGACGTTATTGAGGCGATTGACTATCTTTGTGCTGAGAACAGCATGACTTATGCTAATGTAGAGTTTACAGAGAAACATCCGATGGATACTGGTGTTATGGATGTCCCTGATCATGTTTCTGGATCGAGAGTTAGATTATTGGTTGGTGAGGCGACTGTAACGGGCAAAGCGATTGAGGTATCGAAGGGATCTTTTGTTGGAAATCTTGATCGTAAGGATTTAATGAAGTTGCGTGGTATTATCAGGCGACATGGATCTAGAAGTAATGAAGAATGTGATTATATTATCGAACAGATAGGGCCGGAGGCGGCTTTAGAAACATTAAGGTCTATTCATTGAGGGCATTAGTTGTTTTCAGGGAAGGCAATCACCCGCTTGCCTTTTTGATGAAAAAAGGTTTTCGGCACTGTTTTGTTTGTGTTGAAAACAACGGGCTTTGGATTAAAATAGATTTTTGCTCTGGAATTCCCAGTGTCAAGTATCTGACAGAAAGCGACTTTGATCTGGCAGGCTATTATCGTGGCAATGGGGTGACGGTCGTTGAGACGAGCCGAAGAGAGTCTGCGGTTACATGCCCAGTTGCTGTAAGAAACTGCGTGGGTATGGTAAAACAGATTTTATGTATTAATAATATGGCAATAACGCCATACGGACTATATAAGAGATTGAGGTAAGATATGCAATTACTACCAGGAGGTTCTACAATAAGAACATTATTCGGCATCCCAGAGTCACCGACACAGATATTGAAAGGACTCAAGCCAGATAAGCCGAAGCCACTTCCACCTCCCCCATCAAGGGAAGATCCTGCTGTAGCGGGGGCGAGGAAAAAACAAAGATTAGAGGCAAAAGCGAGATCAGGAAGACGGTCTACCGTCTTAACGGGCAGCCGTGGAGTTGAATCAAAGTTAGGAACAGTAAGCAAACCAAGAGCTTCAGAGCTTTTAGGAGGATAATATGGCTTCAACTTTTATAACAGTATGGGAAGATGCAGAAGAAGTAGCTTTGGGCGATCCATTGCAAGAAATGA